TACAGTAATTCCTAGTTCAACTATTGGTTCTACAGTAATTCCTAGTAATTCTTCTAGCTTGGCTGTTGGTGCATTATCTTTAAACTCTATATTGAGAGATGTTAGCTCAGCCTTCATTTCTTCTCTTGTCATATCATATCCTTAAAATTATTGAGTAGTAGAGAGCCATAAGCTCTCAAGTATTAGTCCCCGAAGGGACACCTTACATTGTCTTAGGTCCGTTAGTGTTAATTCCACCTGAGCCATAAGCACCAATACCAATATCAGTAGCAGCTGTTTCAACACGTAGTAACTTAGACTCATCTAAGATTATACCTGCATAGAACCAGTTTACTGAGAAGAATCCTCTTGTACCATACTTATCAGTATCAGATACTTGACCAGGAGCCTTAGCATTGAATTTCATCTTACCCCAACCTTGTAAACCTACAGTAGCAAATGCTCCTTGAGTAGGACAAAGAATTGGATATACATTGAAACGTACTTCACCAGCTGTATAGCCACCACCTGTAGCAGCAACAGTACCATGAGCTAATGTACCAGTATATGATGTAGGAACTACTGCACCTTTAGCTACAAACTTCTGAGCACGTTCTGTCTCAACAAATCTAAGTTCATTGATAGCACCTACTTCATGAGGCATCAATGTAGCAGCTGAACCATACTGATTAACTGGAATCCATGCTGGTCTACTAAATGTATCAGCTACACCTTGTAAGTCAAACTTAACTTCAGGTCCAATAATACCAACATAAGATGCATTGATAGTTTTAGTATCAATCTTAGTTGAACCAGTTATAATTGATGTAAACTTTTTAGCACGATTAGATACTAGAGTAGCAACAATCTTACGAGTGTCATCATAGCTAATTAGAGAATCAGCATCATCAGCACCAGTTACACTTGTAGTATCAGCACCAACAGTAATTCTACTAGTAGCAGAACCAACATAGAATACATTTGTACCAGACAACATATCTCTCTGGATTAAATCTTCATTAACCTGAGCAGCTGCATCACCTAACATTTCACGATAAATCATTTGAGTTCTATCTTCAGAAAACAAATCAATTTCATCAGTATAAGCTAAATGTAGACCAAATCTGTTGAATGTTACTTCACCAGTTTTCTTTGTAACTACAACTCTATTGACTTCAGAAGCACCTTCACCTAATACTGGAAGACCAGCAGTGATATCACCTAAATCTCTACTTGAACCATATAGGTTACCATATGTAGGATTACCAGAAGCATCCAAACCTTTATCTAGTACACCAGCACCATCTAATATTTGTTGGAACATACTAATCTTGAAAGTCTTACCATATTTCTGTGGCATACTCTTACTATCAGCAAATGCTGAATAAATTAAATCGGCTGTTGCAGCCTTTACACCCGCTCTATCATAACTATGAGTAACTGTATTTGCTCCAGTAGTAGCAGTTGTTGTACCATTTCCGTAAATCATTTCTCCAGCCATTTAAGACTCCTTATAAGTTAACACTAGTTACGCATCACTTTATTATAGAACTCTTCATACTCATTATCTGACATATTCACAAAGTCTGGTTCTGTTGTCTGTTTAGACGTAGCTCTACTTTGAGTAGGAGCTGCAGCTCTTTTCTTCTGTGCTATATTCTGACGTTGAGTTTCTTGTACTACTTTATTAGATGTATTCTTATTAGCTTCTGCTTCATAATACAGCTTCTCTGCGGCTAGGTAATAATCTAACTTACTTCTTTTCCCATTATCTAAGATTTCCATTCTAAGAGCTTCTGGTGCTACTTTAGCATATACACCTTTCTTGATCTCTTCATGTAAACCTTTAATCATCTGAGGATTTTCAGCAAGTATTTTCCTACTCTCACTATCCCACTGATTATCTACAACATCTTGAGTCATAGTATACTCAGCATCTTTACTAATAACATCTACTATATCTCTAATCTCATTAGTAGTTTCATCTACACCATGAGAGTTAGGTACATAGGTATTATCAGTATCTGTGTCTATATCCAGAGGATCAACTCCTAACCCTTTAACGAATGATTGTAAGGCTTCTTTACTGCCTTTCTTCATATCTATTAAAGTGTTAATATCAGACTCTGTTAACCCATTCTCTTTCATAGCACTTATACTACGTCTGAAAGGAGCTATATCAGCCATCTTCCTTTTATAGTCAGCACCCATAGAAGCCATTTGGTAAACTTCATCCATACTCTTAACTGGTATATCTACACCATTAGCACGAACTGGTCTTAGACCTGATTCTGCTTTAGCTTCTTCTTCTGTCTTAGATTCTAGTTCTTCTACCTCATCAGCAGATTCCTCTTCTTTAACTTCTTCTTTAGCTTTACCATCATCGGAGTCTTCATCACTTACAAGTTCAGAGTTATCTTCTTCCACAGGATCTTCATTATCCTCTTCAGTAGGCTCTTCTTCTTGTACATTGCTAGGTTGTTCCGCTTCAGCTTTATCAAATACAGCATTAGTATCATAGGCTTTATTCTCTACCTCTTCATCAGAAGCTCTCCATAGAGCCTCTTCTTCTGGTGTCATAGTCATCATATCTTCAGTCATAATGTTACTCCACTGAATCTTCTAATTCAGCCTCTAACCCTTCAGCTAGTGAAGCTTTAGCTCCTTCTCCAAGTCTCTCTATAACTAATAGAAAGTTTTGTAATACACTAATACCATGTAGGTCAGAATAAATACCTGCTCTATCAGTACCAGGTGATGCTAATAAACTTACTTGGTTTAAGGCATATAACTCCATAAATCCATACTCAATCAGATTCTTATAATCTGCATTGTTACTTAGTCTCTCTAGGGAATCATACAAGCTAACTGTTAGTTCTGCATTTTCTCTTAGGTTGGTATTCGGTTTGTCTTTAGTCATAAAGGACCCCTTATCAATTGTCTATAGATTCAGCTTTTATACTCTTCAGTTCTGGAGTTGTAATGAAAGTATATCATAGAATTTTAATATATCATATACTTATACTTACGTTACTTCTCTTTCAGCCCGTATGAAGTGCCCGCTGAAGTTAACACTAATTGTATCTCTGGCATAACTACATACCCCTTTTAGAAGATTGTTTCATAGCTTCTATGTTCATCTTAGACATAGCATCATGATCTTTCTTCTCTATCTCTTTATTATGGTCTACACCACTCTCTTTCTCTAAGAATGATAAGTCTTCCATATCTGACTTACTATGGACATTTCTAGCCTTAGCCTGCTCTACAGCAGTCTTAGCTTTCTTAAGATCTACATCCACTGCATTCTCTTGACCTTTAGCTTGTTCATTAAATACTTGAGCTCTTAATAACTCTAGTTGTAATTGCTGAATCTCTTGCTGTACTGGATCTGGTTGTTTATTCTTCTGCAACTCTTCTAGCTTCTTAGCTTGGTCTGGCATCTTACTTAATCTAAGGTGTTCAGCTAGTAGGAATGTAGTTACCTCTTCTGGTAATGATTGTCCCATAGTCTGTAGCATGAAGCTTAGTTCTTGAGATTTAGCTGCATTATCTTCTGCAGTACTTACACTAATTTCTATATCTAATGTACCACTCTTATTGTCTTCATGACCTGGAACTACTTCTTCATTAGTAATTCTCTGTATATCTGAAGCATCTAGGAACTCTACATTATAAGCCATCCATTTTCTAATCAAAGGTTTAACTAGATTCTCTGCTATACTTCTAACTATATTGAGTCTTCTAGTACTAGTAGCATCCATAGCTCCTCTTACACCTGTAGCTGTACTACCTAAACTAGCTCCAGTTATTCCACCACTAAAGCTCTTAACCCCTGTTAATGATTCTATATCATTATTCATTAGCCCAAACATATCAAAAGCACTACCAGGTATTTGATTAAAACTACCATCCCAGAAGTCTGCTGGACTATTATTAAACTCGAAGTTCTCTCCACCTAGAAACTTCTTTCTATTTATAGTATCTAGAGCACCTTTCTTAACACCTTTCTGACCATTAGTAGATTGAGCCATATTATCTATGATACCACGGAGTATAGCAGTCTTAACCTTCTGGTTATCTCCTATCATCTCCATGTTACTCTCACCAAATAAACTAAATGGTACACTATTGAATGGAGCTACTATGAATGGTAGTTTACCATCTGGAAATGGATTACCTTCTATCCTTATGACAGTACTACCTACCCATGTACAGACTATAGGTTCTACTACTCCGTCTCCATTTCTATCAAAATTACCCCAGTACTCATATACTAGTAATTTCTTTCTAGCATCATCACTAAACCTAAACTTAGTAGCATCTTCACTTATATACATATAGCTAGAACCATCTAAGGTTTGATTTACATCTAGATCTATCTTATCTAGATTCTTATACCTACCGTCAGCTTTTAGTGTAGATATATCACTCTCATATCTATAGATTATGAATTGAGCATTATCTATGTTATCTTGGCATGTAGGGTCTATGAATACATCTTCATTCCTACATACTTTAGCTGTAGGCTTATTAACTAGTACTCTAATCTGTTTCTCAGTTGTAGTTCCAGCTTGATACTGACTACCATCAAAAGGGTTAATCTGTATTATAGGAACTTCTACTTCTATCTCTTCATCTTGATATTCCCATCCAGTTTGTACTACACATGTACCTTCTTGATCTAGTACTTTTATAGCTTTAGTCATGAATGAGAATCTATTGAATTGTCTACAGAATTGAGTATTTAATACTAGCTCACTTTGTCTAGCTAATGCTCTATCTTCAAAAGATATAGGAGTACCTTTAATGATATCATTTGTACTAACGAATGGATCTATTAGAGTAGCATGTTGCCACTCTCCTTGTCTCTTACCATCTCTAGATACAATAGAAGATCTACCTTTGACTTCATTACCATATGGCTTTCCATCATACTCATTCTTCCACTTATCTATCTTACCATCTAAATCTCTTCTCTGAAGTTCTGCAGATCGTAAGTCAGCTTTAAATGTTTTAAGCATTTCACTAGTAGTAACTTTCTTATTACTCTCTTTCTTAATGCTTCCATATTCATTAGTACTCATATGTTACCCTTACTTTAGTTGTCTTAGCTTATACAGTGTTTGTAGAAATATTCTTACTACTTCATCCATTATACTCTGTAAAGGAGCATCTTCTTTATCTATAGAAGTATATCTTAATTTTTCTACCACAGCTAGATAATACTCTAACAACTTTATAATATCAGTAGATGATCTATCATTAGTTAATATAGGTATATCATTTATGATACCATTTCTACCTTGATAGTTCTCAACTAGTTCATCAGTCTTACTGAGTATATCTTCATAGAAACTACCTAGTGCCATATGATGTGCATACTTACTAGTACTTAAATGTTCTCTATGAGTTATATCTCTAACTAAAAATAATGTACCTATTAATTTTTCTATCATAGCATATCCTTTTAATACGTATTATACCTAAACTATCTCTAAAGTTATATCTTCTGCAGTTTCTAGCTTAGCCATTAGCTTAGCTAAAGCTACTCTACTATTACCTATGAAGTTATCACTATCCTAAGCATTGACAGTACCAACTAGTATACATCCTTCTGTATCATTACTAGTATTTCCTGAATGAATTCTTATCCCAGT